ACTCTATATGGCGTACGTCGACACCAGCGATCGTGCGCTTGACAGATAACCAGACCTGATCCTCGCCGGCTGCCGTTGGAATGACGGCCATCGACTCTACGACTGCGTTGGTTCCACCCAACTCCCATAGGCCCCACGCCTTAATCCCAGACTCGGGATCGTACGTCAGGACTGCCACCTTGCCATCTTCACGAATGGCATACACAACTGAATGCGGCTCGTCCGACTTGCTAAGCAGCGCTACGCCAGAGTCTGTAATATGCCTCGCTAGGACATTGAGCGATGGTGCAACGTATTGAACACGGTCTCCAACACTCGAAGGAGAGAGCTCGCGTAACGTGCGCCCTCCTTTCTGAACAAAGATAATCCGGTTGTGCGTTTTTATTGGACGTATGAACTTGCTGCCATACCCGGATTGCTCCTTGGCACCGGCAGACAATGGCGTTAGAGGTCCACCACCAGCTCCTTGCAAGATGACCTCAGAACCGGTAGTACCTAGTACGAGCGCGGTCGAGGACACGATCCATGATCCGCTTACTCCCTGATCGACAGCCACGCTGAACTGGTAAGCATGACTTCCCACGACAGCTGACGTATTCGGGTTATTCTGCGAGAAATCCTGATGTCGTGATGTTCCGTCACCATCTACAGTACGGCTTCCATATATCTCGTCGAGCTTGTCAGTTGGAAACGCGAAGACGAGACGTCCCTCATAGAACGTCACATCCTTGGGTCGAGTGTTAGCAGCATCGAACCGAGAGTCCGTCTTTACTACCACGCCACCCAATCGGTATGCGTCGTACAAGCCAGTATGTACTGCCGTGGTAGTTCCGAGCTTGTGGAGGGTGAACGTATCCGATGTGACGTTGAGAATAGTGAAGACCTGGTTGTTGACCTGAGTCATCCCCTTCACTTGGTAGATAAGGACAGCGTCACTGTTAGATAGCCCGTGTGCCGAGTCGGTTGTAACAACTCCCGGGTTTGCCTGTACAATCCCCTCTATTCCGGTAGGACCCGCATCAGAAAAGTAGAAATGCGGCGTTGAGAACGCCCAGTCGGTATCCGTTGTCCACGTTAGAAGACGCGGGTCATAGCTCGGATGAACAAACCAGATCGTGTTCTGGTAGCTTGCTGTCCTTAGATCAAATAGATCCGCATCGGCCCACGGCATCGCAAGCTCGTAGCTCAGATATGCGCTGTTCTTATAGAATCGGACAAACCCGTTTCCGAGCTCTAGGATGTATAGGTCCTCTCCGGTTCGCTCGTAAGAGATCAGCCTGCACTTAACTGAGTTGCTTCTACCGTTCTGAACATAGATAGATCCAGGACGTCTCGCGACGCCGCCCTGCGGCAGTATCCCGCAGTTCTCTAACTGGCGGCATCCCTGGTGGTACTGTGGAAGGTCGAATCTCGACTCTACTGTCGGATCAAGCTCTCCTGCGGTAAAGCTCGCCTGTACGGCTTGCGCCTGGGCCATCAGCCACGTCCTGCGTCAGCCAGGAGTGGCTCCCGTAATACTGGTCGGTGTATTTCTGAGTCAAAGCCTTGCGCATCGTTGAGAGCTATGCGATACTCTTGCAAGAAGGACTGACGCTGCGTGCGCGAGCCCTTAAGCGCCATCGCGAAGTCGGCGGCCAGCTCCAAGCTCAATATGTTAACGAAATGCGCTGAAAAATGCGCTTCGTCATGGACCCGACCCGTATAACGGATGCTAAGGGAGTCTAGGTTAATCAAGATTGACCGCCCCTCAACTCGATAGTCGGTGGCCTGGTCCTCGTCTATGAGCTCCCGTATCGCAAGACACCACGGATCGCTAGGGAGCGGATACTCATAGTCCCACTCATTTCCGAGCGGTGCAGTTCCCGTGTTAGCCACCGCCCTTCGAACGGAAGCAAAGCTCCAGTCAAGGGCCTCAAGACTGTGATCCCTGGCCTGTGCGTAGTACCGATCTGCCACCACTCCCTCTCTGTCTGCATCCGTGAGAGCGCTGATGTTTTCGGCTCCGACCATGTCGAGAGCCATATTGCAGATCAGAACATCGCTATAAGTCGCCACTTCCTACGCCATGGCCTCCAAGGCTTCTAGTTGTGAACGTCCCGACTTTGCGCCTGATTCGGACAGAAACATGGCGAGCCTACCTGAGGCTCCATCTGGGTTGAAGAGCCCGTCGATATCAGCCTGGCTGAACCCCTTCTTTTTCGCCATCATTGATACTTTCTTGGAGACATTCTGGTAGCCATTAGGCTTAGAATCTGTATCGAGTGGCTCGAAGTGGCGCAGAGCTCCATTGAATCTCTCCTCACTACCGTGAGGCAACTCACTCTCGTCACCTACAAATATCTGCCCAGGATAGAAATGCAAGTCTTTATGTTCGTTATGTGATCTCGTGACATGGCACTCTCTAATACAAATGAACCTTCCACTACCCATCTTCTACTCCTTGGCTTTCTCTATAACCTTATTAACCGTCGATTTGCCTGGCTGTGGGTTACAGTATTTAAAGTGACGTATATCGCCAACACGTCCTAGGTCTGGACGATTACTGCCGATTGTTGGCAGCTGCTGGGATTTCGGGTCCACAACCTCGACGAGATCCCCTATCTCCATCACCTTCCCTTTGTACTGGCATCTGGCGGTACACTCGTACCATCCCTTCGAAATGCCACCATCAGACGGTTTCTTGACCACTCGACTCGTTGGATTCTTTGCCATGCTACTTCTTATCTTTCTCCTTATTCAACTGGTTACGACGATCCTGGCCGCGTCCGACGACGACATTGCTACCGATTGATACTGACTCGCGGCAGCCGATTCCGTCTCGACGCTGCAGATGTGTGACTCGGCGTGGGTGTACTCTTAGCCGTAGCCTTATCCTCGGCTCGTTTTTTCTTATCGGCTGCCGCTTTTCTCCTAGCATCCCTCCTCTGAGAGAGTGACATCCCCCTCCTCGGTCTCTCTCTCAGTGCTGAGACAACCTTTTTTTTCTTAGCGGCTCTCTTCTTCTTACCCTCTGGAGTAGACCTTGGAAGATTAGACTGGATACGCCTTTTCGGTTTGGCAGATTTTGGTGTGCTCGAAGAGACTCCTTTGGATTTCGGCTTCGGAGTACCTCTCCCTCCCTCGCCCTTGGTGGAAGTGCCAGAGGATGGCTTTTTCTTCTTTGACGTTGGCATCTTAGTTAGTAAGGCTTAGGCTTAGTCCTAGCCTTAGCCTTTTTCGGAACTCCCGCCCGCTTAGCTTTTCGACCTGCTGTTCTGGTGCTTCTCGCTGCCGTTCGACGGGCCGCTCTCGCTGCTCTTGCCATCTACGTCTCCTGCGTTTTTTAGATTTATCGAGAGAGAGCCCGCTGCCAACCGTGGTCGACCACACGGGCCCTCTCGTAGTCTACGACCTCCCTCCTAGGCTGGAGCTATCATAGAGGTCACAGAACCACCGGAACTCTCCTCAGTCGTACCGGTTACATCGTAAAAGAACTGCACAAACCGGCGATGCTCCTGTGGTAAGGAACTCGACATCAACGATGCCCCTGCGGTCAGGCTTGCCAGCGCGGTATTCGGCCCTGCCAATATGATTGCGTACGTTCCACCTTCGGTGTCGCAATCTTTAACCGACACCTTGAACTGAGAGCAGTTGGTGAATGCATCCGCAACGTTAGACCGGCAGAGCAACGGGGTGCCATATCCACGGTTTGGAGTAGCAACCCCACAGTCGTAGGTGTGCGTTGAAGCCACATCGGCACCTTCGGCTACTCCGACCATTGTCTGGCTGTCAGATAGGAGCGTCTCTTTATCAGTAATAGGCATATCTCTCCTCCTAAGAGAGCTGCGACTCGGTCGTCAGAAGTTGCTCGTGCAAACGGATCGGAACGTCCCAGAAGTGAGGCGTTGACCGGCCGTAGATGTCTGGCTGCATGTAGAAGCCATTCGACTTGCCGAGCGCGTTCTTATCGATCTGAGCCTTGATCGTACGGTTGCAGTAGATGACCGCGTTTTCACGGTTGGTCATCAGGCTAATCGCGTCCACCAGATCATCAGGGTCGAAGATGTTGTCTGACCCCGCGGTCTCGATGTTCGCGATTCTCTGGACGTTACGTTCGTCCTTCACTGCAAAGCCGTGGTGAGCACGGAACCACGTAACCCACGCGGGATACGGATTCGAGCTAGCGTCCAACACGCGCTGCAATCCAAGATCGTCGGACTCTATGCCGGCGCTCTTGTGCCCCTGCGGGTACAGCATGTGAAAGCCGTCAAGCTCATCGTGCGCGATAATCCAAATTGACGAGAGGTCGGAACCGGTTCCGCCAGTACCGATTACGTTAGCGTCGCTAAGCGCGTTGAACCGATTCGCTAGTCCGTGGTACTCCCTCGGAGTCGTGAATCTGTTGGCGTAGAAAAGCTTCGCCGCCATGTTCTTTTTGATGCCGCGTACGAAGGCCATGTCCTCGGTTCCCCGAATCGCAGCCTTACGACCATGAAGACGGAACAGACGGTCATCGACCCTGCTCTCAGCCTCAAGCAGCGCGAGGTAGTCCTCGATCTGCTTGGTCTTAGCGACCTCGCCAGTAACACCCTCGTTGATTGCAACGAAGGAGCCACTAGGCTCACTATCTACGCGAGACGTAATATGTACAGTGGTTCCGTTTGCCTCGACCCAACGGGAGTCTTCGATCGCCCCGTTGAACTCGGACAGAGCTGTAACGATATCGAGCATCTCGTTGTTGAACATTCGCTTTGCGATTTCAACAAGCGTGAGATGCGAAGGTGCTTGGGTAGCCATTAGCTACTCCCCTTATCTAACAGAATGTCTTCGTGGGTATTCCCACTCTTACAGTCCGCAGCGGGGTGTCGGCTTTCGCCGGGCCTCCGCGGCCTCTTCGGCTTGGCCGGGCTACCTTTCGGTAGGGTGTCGGCTTTTGCCGGGTTCGGGTTGGCACTCAGCGTCAACGACGCCGGCCAGCCCAGGGTTAGCACACAGCGCCTAAGCGCCGGCCAGCCCTAGTCCGTTGGTATATCTACTGCTATCCCCTTCATCGACCCGTACCGCCTACCAAGAGATACTCCTGGATCATCAGCACTACGCCCTTCCCCTTCTCCGGGGATGAAGCGGCCCTCAAGGAGAGCGGTCCCAACGTTGTAAAATGCTTCGATCATGTCCGTATCATTACCCATGCCAATCTTATCAAGTTTTGTCAAGAGGCGCTCGGAACCGAATGTACGAACCGCCCGCTTCATAGCAGTCATGTTCTCATCGAACTTGCCTCTCCATAGCTTCTGAAGCTCGAGCATCTTGGCATCGTGATCCTGCTGCTGAGACACGTTGTTAGCGTAGATGTTGTCTGCGGCATGGCCGTTAATCGCGTTGTTGACCATAGCAGCCTGCCCCTTGGTGAGGTTGGCGTCATAAAAGACGGTTCTGAGCTTTTCGGTCAGGTCCTTGTTGATCTCTATCTCGTTACCGTCCTTCCCGGAGACCTTGGCTGATGAGAGCTCATAGCCGGCGGCGGCATCTGGCTTGCCCGTCTTGACGTAGTAAGCGTGCCGCTCAGCTGAGGTGGCCGATTCTCCTGGAATCTGGGCAGCTCCTGACAGTTTCTTGCGCAGTTCGCTATGAGAATGCGCAAAACTGGCCAGATCATCGTATCGGTCAATCCCAGTCTGGGATATCTGGTCATCCGACAGCACGTCATACCAGCGCTCCCCGTCCACACTCGCGTCTCCTACGCCATTCTCTTCGGGCCCAACGTCGATATCCGCTTCAGCGACCGCAGCGTCCCCAAACCACCCCAGATGTATCTGACTTCCTGATCGTCCGTCAGGATCGCGTCTTTCTTCGCTCACTTCTTTTTCCCCTTTGATTTCTTGGTGTATCCGGAGTAACTCACGCCGCCTTTACGGCAGATGTCGATGTACTTTCCGCCCTTTAGCTTCTTGCGACGAACACGTCCTCCGCTCTTCACGCACTTCTTAAATGGTGCCGGCATCTTCGTCATCCTCCTGTAGGTCAGACTCGTCCATGGCGAGGTCGCGAACCATGTCAACCCATTGCTGCTTGCGTTTCTCGTTGAATACGCCGATGTAGAACAGGACTCGACGTATGATGTTTGACTCGATCAACTCACGACTCGTTATCTCATCATCTCCAGACACCGCTCTTGCTCCCTCGGTTCTGAAGTAGCCGAGATCCTCGGCCAGATGTCGTAGGACCCATGGTCCGTATGGGCTTTCGAGAAAGACCGCTCGATATCGGCGACGGCGCTCGATTTCCAAAGCCCTACGGCGGCGGCTCTCACGTTTGGATTCTCCGTCTGGACCAACGCTGACGCCTGGCTGATCGTCATCTACCTGTACTGGTAGTCGGGGCCATGATGCCACCTCAGCTCGCTATTCTTCCGCGAGCAGCATCAGTATTGGCGATCTGCTCTTCCTGGTTGAGCTGAGTCTGCTCGGCAGTAGCCTCAGCACGCGACTTTCGCCTCTCCGCTACCTCTCTCATGTCGAATATCAGGTCCTGTGATAGCCCGTTCCGTTCAAAGATGAGGTCGATCCAGCTGTCCCAGTTCACCTTGTCCATGGTCTCAGGCTTGATCTGGAACACCTGAGCAGCCTCAGCAAGGGTCCTGTTGAGCCTCCCCATCTCCACCTGGTCCTTCTGGGCCTGAAACAGAGCACCTACGTACTCGATGTCCAGCTCGACACCGGACAACGTCACTGCGTCCGGAGGGGCAGGCATCCGCCCAGACCGCATCTCAAGGACCATGACGCGCTGGAACATGGGATCATAGAGCTCTGAGGACTGCCTCGCTACCGTAGGTCCAAGGACGTTGGCCTGCTCAGCACGGAGCTGCTCGACCTCGGTAGCAGTCATCGTCTTGCCCTGACGGACCTGCATCATTACAAAAAAGTCTACGAGGTAGTGCTGCCTAATAATGTTTCGTAGATCATCCAGTAAATCCTTGCCAATCGGGTACTGAACACCGGTAACAAGGGGTCTGATCATCCGATTCGCGTCCAGATCGTAGTAGTTTCGGCCGTCTGGCCTTATTTGCTCCCGTCCTCGCATCTCTCTGGGTATCTGATACGGGGGCTTGGCAGCCATGTCACCTACTGTTAGCATGTTCTTGGCGTGGTGGTTGAGCGTCATCACATCAACCAGGGCATCTAGCCCCGGACCGCGCCCGTATACCTCTCCTGAGTTCTTGCGCCAGCGCCACGTCACGTACGGTGACTCGACGTGTCCCCCCTCCTCAATGACGTCCTTCTCGTTAATCTCCATGTACCAGGAGGCGAACGGCATCCTCAGTGGATCTAACGGGTGATCACCACCCTTTCTGGGCTCGACAACATGTAAGAACTCGAACATGTCGAGGTGAGTCTTCGGATCTTCCGCCGACTTCACCAATCGGTCGCTCAATCGGTCCCCGGGGAACATCTCGATCGCGTTTCTCGCACTCATCTGGAACGGCCGATACCAGGTGTCCACCTGGTGGTGCCTGTTCTCGTCGATATAGACCGCATACGGATGAATTGCCGTAAAAACCGGCATATCGTTAGTCAGATCATCGTCGATGTGCATCGTTGCCGTGCATATCGTCGCTCCATCCTCAACAGTCGGACCTAATTCCTCGTAAAAGTTCGCTCTCCGGTACTGAGCGTAGATATGCTTGGCAAATTTGTGTGCCCACGCCTGTACCTCGACGTCATTCTCCACCTCAGGGTTCCGTACCGTGAATCGAGCCCACTCCTGGGCAGGATTGGCCGTCTGGCCGATCAGACCATTGACCATCTGGTTCACGTAGTAGACAGGTGAGCCGTCATAGACGTCAGTTCCGCGCCTCTTGCCCGCCATGTCGTGGTGCGCCATGATTTCCCCGCCCTTAAACTGACGAGACGGAGCTATGTAACGCGCAGCATCGACCCATTCCTTCTCAATGCGGTCACGACGCTTTCGTAGCTGCTCGAACGTGGATTTTAGCCTCTCAGCTACTTCCTGACGCTCAGTATTACTGAGCACAGAGAACTGAGGAAGGCGCATCGCGCTTGCCTTGGAGGAGGGAGCGCGGGCCTCTATGTCACTCACTATACGTCACTCATCCCCGACTGTCAACCAGCCTACGTCTTCCAAGAGGATCTGGCAACGAGGCTATATCCTTCTCGGAACTTCTCTGCTCATTCAACGGATCGTAATCATCATCAAGATGAACGTGATCAGGCGCTACCTCATCAACAGAGGGCCCCACCTTACCCAAGTACCACGCACTTAGCATCATAGCCATCACACAGTCGTCGTGCGTCGACTCCAGCATGGCCTCGTAGTGGTCATGCGACTTGCCTGTCATCGGATTAGTTCGCATCTTCATCTGGTAAGCCCTGAGCTCCTTGATCAGGATCTCAGACATGTCCTGGTCGTCATGAACGATCCCAGGAACAATCCTCAGCCGGTTCGACTGCATCATCGATTGCGCCTTGATGGCCAGGTCTCGTAATGGGACCGAATACCCCGAGTCGTGCTTGCTCACTTCCTTCCCACCATGAATCAAAATCGGCACGGGTAATAGATTGCGCTCCTGCATGATCTCAATGATCGGCTCCCCCACCCCAGTTGCGTCACATACAAGAACATGGTCGGGAGCTACTTGCGGATGGTCCAGTACCATCTCCACCATGTCAACAATAGCGTGATAACGTGTCCCTAGAGGTATCCTCCGTATGTCGACTACACTCATAGTCGTAACGTAGCGCATAGGGGACGTGTAAGCCTCGTACGTCCCTGGTAGGGCCTCTATCGTCTGAAGTACTGGCTCAGCCTCCAGGGTGGCTATAGCCGCATGGTCAGTCCTCTTGCCAAAGTCCACGCCGACCCCAAACCTCGTCATCTGACCTCAGCCACGGGCAAATAACGGTGACTTGTCTGCCGCCACAGGAATGCTGTCAGTCGTAGCAAACAACGGTGACTTGTCCGTAGACATCGCCTCACTAATCATTTCGTCAGTAAAAATCGCTGTCATCAAATCAATGAACTTGCACTCATACTCCTGCTCAAACCATATAGGACCAAGCTCATCCCGCTCAACCTCCAAGAAATCCTTCGTAATCCTCGGACATTCATGCCCAGTCACCGAAAACTTGGTCCAGATCCCAGATGGATTCGCCCATGCTCTGTAAAAAAAACCCTGCTTGCCAAACGGAGAGCTCATCAAAATCAACGGAGAGTCCGGCTTCGTCGCCCTCATCGGACGTACACTCCGATACAACGCATCCGGCACCACAGCCGCTTCGTCAATAATCATCATGTCAGGAGCTGAAAAGGACCTCACCTTCGCGTGATTCGCCGGTAAGGCAACTATCCTCGACCCGTTCGCAAACTCGACCATCGTCTGGTTGTCTCGCGTAGCGTCAACGTCGTCCTTGCGTATAGACCCAAGGTCCTTTGCCTTGCGTAACATCTCAATCGACTGCCGCTCAGCTGCCGCAAAGATCAATATCAGCGACCCCGGCTCCTGTACCGCCTTGCGCCATGCTTTCGCTCCCGCCAGCGTTGACTTACCCCACTGCCGGCAACACGTCAGTATCTGATACGTGTCGTCACACTC